GTCTATTAGACATTGTCCACCTTGTGGATCTTGAGGAGCATCGGGTGTGCTACGCTCTCACCAAGCTTGTGAACCTGCAGAAGGGTCTTGAGTTCCTGCTCAACCTCACGTGCGTCTACGCCGTACCGCATGTTGAAGAAGTGCGCGGTGGCATCGCAGGCCTCGTGTGTCACAGCGCTGCGATACTTGTAGAAGTCCTCATCTCGCTCAAATCTAGTGAACTTATACGCTGCGTGACGCTTCGGCCGCACCTGAGTTTTCCCCTCATCAAAATCCTCCTTTCGTTTTCGGTATTGCTCTTCCAACTTGGCGAACTGATTTGTGTAGTAGACTTGCAACGTACGCAGCACAGGCACGTACCGCCAAGTGGTGGCATTGCATTTCACAACGGCTTCAAACCACCCCAGCCTGACAGTCGCGGGTTTGTCTGTCCAGGCGTGCTTGTACAGCTGCCGACCGACCTTGGGCCCCAACACCGTGCCTTCACTCGTGGGCCACCATAGGCTAGAGCAGAACTCGCCATTGGCATAATCAAATCTCGGTCGCACCTTCGTCTTGGTGGCAAACCCCAACTGAGCGGCCATCGCTGCACTCGGCAAGTCTCCTTTTTCCTCAACCCCGTCCTGTAGCGCCAGAACTGAGCCAAGGCCGACCGCACTGCGGATGAGGCGTTTCATGTATATGACAAGCTGGGTGCCTCTCATGGACCGGACACCCATGGCAAGGAACGGCACCTGATGAAGTTGCCACTCTTCTTCCTCATACTGCCACGCAATTTGGCCGCGTTCATCCATCACCTCGCCACCTTTCGGTGGGTACCATCGCCGGTGTGTGATCAACTTCATGCGCACGTCGTATCGATCATCTCCCTGTACTATGCTCCGGAAATAGGTCAACCCGGGGTTGATGAGGTGTCCATTGGCATCACGCTGCCGATCGATGCTGAATGTCACCCGCTTTGGCTTGGTTTCGCTAGTGGCACGCTTTCCGTCGGACTTCCCGTCGAAGACGGGGTTGTCATCTCCATCGGCATTGTCAGTCTCATGCAGTGGTGTCCAGTCATTTGAGGCGTGATTGACCTTGGCCAGATCTGCTGGAGTCACATTTGCCGCAGTGCACCAGTTGTAGGCCGCTACCAACCCATTGATGATGGTATTGCCCACCGACGTGTTGTAGTCCCCAGACTTCCGGGTAGCCACCACGTTGTAGACGTCCCCCCAGATGGTTTTCCCGGTGACATTGACACGCAATAGCATCAAGCTCAGGAGGCTGACACCCATACATGTCATCCACCGATCGGCCCCAAACTGTTTCCAGACATACATCTCCAGAGTAGTCTTCATGATGCCGATGCTGGAGTC